ACTTTATTGAGCATGTGTTTACTTTGGGCTCCAACAACGTCAAGCTGATTGACCCCAAAACCCTGAGTTATACCTATGAAGAACTGAACGCTACGGTGATCGATAAGTGGACCACGGTGGAAGGTTTGGTGAAACTCTTCAATGGCTTCAAGGCTCAGGACCTGCGCTTTAAACCCATCACCATTAATAAATGCTACGTCGCCCTCGTCTATGATGACGGCAATGAAGTTATGGTGCTGTTCGATATCGACGAACTCCCCGAAGGCCGCGACCGTAAATATGTTACTCCCATGACCTATGTGGAGCTTTTCTATATTTACTGTCACAATGCCATCACCTCCAACATGATGCAGCAAACACGTTACCCTATCATCGGTATCGGCTCCATCTATCCGAGCTATGTTAACTTAAAGACGATACAGGGTGCCAAGCCCCGCGATATTGTGTCGCCTTACGGAGAGAAGCTCTTCCGGGTTAACAACTATCCTCATAAAGCAGACCGTGTTGACTTCTTTGACTCCTTGTCAGTCGACCCTACTCGTGTATCCCCACTTGATGCGGACCACGATGGTGACCAGTTAGGTTGCAACGGTTTGTGCGGTGAGGAAAGTAAAGCCGAGGTGCGTGCGTTGTTCGGTCGTCGTGACTACTACATTGACGGTAGTGGTGAGTTCCTTTATGACCCGCTTTCAGAACCTTTATTGTTCCTCTTGAAAGCAGCGACCAGTGGATTGAAATCATGACCCAACGTTTACATACCTACAGTGAGTTTTATCGTGCGTTTGTTATGCGCAAGAAAAACGATCTGCTGTCACCACGCTATCACGCTGTGGGCGATGTTGTGCTGCCTAAAGGGTCGATCATTCATTACATGCCTCAGCATGAACAGGATGACGGCCCGGGCTATCCCGAAGGTTTCATCAGTAACTACCCTGGTGACACCTACATTGATTTCCGCATGGGTTTCTCTCCTGTGTTGGGTGCGGGTCATAACGTCAACTTCAACTTGGCGCCTGCAATCAAGTTTTACCGTAACCGCTTTTATCAGTACAAGTGGCAAAAGGATCTTAGCTTTGCCTATCGTCAAGAAAAGTATCTCGTGGTGCAGAACCATGCACTCGCGTTTCGTACATTCCGTTATACGGCTAACCTGTTCCTGAACTTCGTTAAGTCTTATAACGCCATGAACCTGCTGATCAACAGCATTAACGAAACGGGTCAGAGCTACAAGCAGCGTCAGCAGTTTGTGCGTTTTGATTTACCTGTTAACATGCCGAGTTTCAAGCTGTTAAGAGAAGATACGGTTCGCTACGCAAAATCATTCAAGGATGGAAAGCCGCACGTCGACAACACGGTACTTCGCTCAACCAAGGCAGAGAACTGCTACTGGTTGCTTGACTTACTGTTATGGCTGCGTGGTGATAAGGAACACACACTGTTTGCACATTTGGACCGGGATACGCTCAACAACGTCCAGTTCATGTTTTGCTCAAATAGCCGTGTGTGGATCATTAATGCGGGTCTACTTTTATCCTGGCTGGAACCGATCTGGGACAAACCTAACAAGATCGATAATGCGGTTAAACGTATTTATCTTGATTTGATTAACCTGGTTAACGGTTCTTCAGCGGATGCTGCGCTGGAGCAGAGCAATGAAGAACAAATCAGTGGAGAACTGGCTGAAGGAGCGGGAACTCCTACGGACGATAGCACTGGAGAAAATAAAGCACAATCCGGACGCCCTGGTCAAAGCCAAGCTGGCGCGAATGAGCCTGAAGAAGCTGCTCCTGACTATGTTGATCTTGTCGATCTTTTCAGGTCTGATAAAAAAGATTCTGCTCAGTCATCAGGAACCAATGGAGCTGCGGGAAGCACGCATGATGCAGCAGGCACAATGGGAGTACCGAGAGCAGCAACAGGAACGTCTGCGGCAGATGGAGCAGAACCCAGCGTTGAAGTTGGAAGCGGAGAAGGTGAGCAAGTAGAACTCGATTGGTTGAGTCCGATTGATGATCACATCCTGGAACCTGCTGTTGTTAGCGAAGCCATCAGTACGATTAAAGATGTCTTTGATACGCCCACTTCGGGTATTAACCTGGCCCTGGAAGAGATGGCGCGTGAAGGCACACTGACTGTTCGTCAGAAAGCTTATTACGAAGAGAAAGCCAAAAGCTTCCAGAAGATCGCGATGCCTAACGGCCAGACCATGGAAGAGTTTATCCATATCCCTGAAGAAGAACTCAAGGACGTGGGTGGACACATCCAGGGTGACTTCCCAACGGTACTGGACAAAACCATGCTGCGTCAACGTGTGGTGTCTTTGCGTAACGACTATGCGAAGAAGTTCATGCACCGTGATATCGCGGCAGCTGTACTGAACTTGCAGAACGCCGGTATCATTATCAGCGACTATGCAATCGATCAGGTTGATGACATCGAGGGAAGCTATCAGGTTCTGCGTATGCAGCTGATGCCGGTTAAAGGTAAGCCTGCTGTCCGTACGTTCCCAATTCCTACGGTAGACGAGCACGGTGAGTTCTTGGTAGACGGCGTTAAGCAGTACTTCCAGTTCCAGCGTATCGAGAAACCGATTCGTAAGATCAATGAAAGCCGTGTGGTTCTGACCTCTTATTACGATAAGAAAGTCAACGTCACGCGCAGTGAGATGGAAGCAGATAACTACGGCAGCAAACTGATTCGTCAGATTGCCCTGTTGTCTGAAGCCAAAAAGCTCACAGTAAGCAACGCCAACTTGATCGACCGTAGCATCAAGTGTCCGCGTTATGTCACCATGCTGAACCGTAAATACCGCATGATCAAAGTCAATGATGATCCACATGGATTAGAATTCAACTTTGATACTGACGCCCTGATTGAAAAGCGCCCTGAGTGGAAATCCTTGAAGAAGGAAACCAGCTGGCCGGTGGGTGAGTACCGTGGGAAACCCATGACCATTGATACCTTTGGTGTGGTCTATCTTGACGGAACAGCGATGGGGTCGTTTGAGGAACTGGTGGGTGTTGATGCAGGCAAGCTTCCTATCGAGCATGCAGTGATCAACGTCAACGGTTATAAGTTCCCGGCGGGTGTGGTGCTGTGTTACTACTTCGGTATTGACAAACTGCTGAAAGTGTTACGTCCAACTTACCGGACCATTCCAGCAGGTCAGCGCTACAAGTTAGAAGGTGATGAGTTCTCGTTGAACTTCAATGACGAGATGCTGGTATTCAGCAAACGCGAAGGCATTGCTTCTCTGGTATTCGGTGGCATGGCCAAACTGTCTAATATGGTGAACTTTTCACGCAGTGACCTCAACAGTCGTGGCGTGTGGGTGCCGTTAATGGCAGACCCTAAGGTGCGTCCGCAGCACTTTAATGAAATGAAGAACATGTTCGATCTCTTCATTGATCCGATTACCAAAGTTCGTTTGCGCAACATGGGCTACAGCGTAAGTTTCCACTACTTGTTAATTGACGCTATCAAACTGCTGTTGAATGACTTCACTACCCATGAGGTCGAGCTTGATGAACAGTTGATTGTGGGCTACGAACGTTTTGTCAGTCACATCTATTCTGAACTGTGTAAGAGTAACCGCCAGTTCAAGAACAAGACAGAAACAGGCAACCAGACGTTTGACCTTAACCCGCAGGCTGTGATCACGAACATCATTACCGACAGTTCTGCTGCCTTGGTAAAAGAGATGTCGCCTTTCCACGTCACGAAGTCTCAAGAAGACATTACCTTTGGTGGTTTCAAGGGTCGTGATGAACAGACCATGCTGAAACGCACACGTGGTCAGCTGAAGTCTTATAAAGGTGTGATCGGGGAAGCAAACAAGGACAACGGTAAAGTAGGCTTTGTAGGCTACACCGTAAGTGATCCGCGCGTTGCTGACTTCCGTGGTGCAGTGGACACCAAAGAAGGTTCCCATGACAGTCAACTGTTGTCCTCTATCGGTAACCTGAAATACGGTACGTGTCTTGATGACCCGAAACGTTCATCATTCGCCAGTATTCAGAGTAGTCATGCGATCTCTGCGCGTAACTACACTCCAAACATCGTTCGTACCGGCCAGGATAATATCTTTGCTCACCGCTTAGGTCCAACCTTTGCCAAGGTCGCGAAGAAGGCAGGTAAGATCGTTAAGATCTCTGAACTGGGGTTAACCGTGCAGTATGAAGACGGTACCACAGACAGCTGTGAATTGGGGCTGAAGCTGGGGCGTGCAGATGGTGAAGTCTACCGTCACACGTTAGTCACAGACATGAAGGAAGGAAAAACGTTTACCGCAGGTGAAGTATTAGCCTGGGACGAAGAGTGGTTTGCCAAAGACCCTTACTGTCCTGGTCAGGTATCTGTGAAGACTGGACGCATGACGCGCGCTGCTTTCATGGAAGACCAAACGGTATACGAAGACTCCATGGAGTTCTGGAGCGGACTGGCTGAAGAGTTCGTTACTCCGGTGCCAAAAGAGTTCACCTTCTTTGTTGATGCAGGTGAGACTATTAAGATTCGCCGCAAGGTAGGTGATAAAGTTGAGTTCGACTCGATTTTATGCGAAGTTTTGGATAGCTATGTCGACAGCTTTGAAAGCGACGACGATGTCCTCAACGAAATTAACCGAGCGGGTATTAAGCAAATCAAATCTTCCTACGCCGGAGAAGTTATCGCAATTGAAGTTGCGTATAATGCTGTGGAAGATGAGATGAGCGACTCTGTGAAGAAACTGGTACGTGAGCACGACAAGAAGCGCAAAGACTTAACCGGTTTCCTGGGCAAAGGTGCGCAGAACAACCGTGTCGGTACAGGCATCAATGTGAAGAAGCCGAGCATTCCTTATGGACGTGTTCGCATCAGTATTTACGTTGAAGGTCTGAGTGCAGCAACGGTATCGGATAAATTTGTTTACGGTAACCAGATGAAGGGAACCGTAGGACACATTGTACCGCGCCAGATGCACACCGAAGATGGTCGCCCTGTACCACTGAAGTTCAGCTTCAAGTCAATGTTCAAGCGTATGGTTATCAGCTTGCGGAATAAAGCGTGCTTAACCGAGTACTGTTACGGAGTTAAAGACCAGTTCATCAACATCTATAGAGGAAAAGTGTAAAATGATTAATTCCGGCGTCAATGCAATTAAAGATCTACAAGTGGGACTGGCTGAGTCACGCTTGTACAACGGTCGAATTGATGGCGTCTGGGGTCAAGGCAGCACGGATGCTGTCAACTTGCTGCTCACTACCGCTGCACAAAAGCGTGGCGTGAGTGGTTCGGTGGGGGGACTTGTTCCCTCCTCTGCCCCAGATCAAATCTTAACAAATATCCAAACGGCACTTACTGCGCTCGGTCTTTATAAAGGACGTGCGGATGGTTTGTATGGCGACGGGACTTCCCTGGCGTTCTACACCATTAACAAAGAGTACCGTCAGGACAAAGGTCTGCCAGAGTGGGATCTCTGCTGGAGCAAGCGTGTTTCTACTGACTTCACTCAAGCAGTGAAGAACTGGGCTGACAGTCGTGGTCTGGGTTGGATTGGTGCGCATTGTGCAATGGGTTGTATGGGCTTTGAGTCTGCGGGTACATTCCGTCCTGACATTCAGAACATGGCCGGTGCACAGGCATTTGGACTGCTGCAGTTCATGCGTCCTGCTGCCAGCGACCTGGGCACAACAGTTGAAGCATTAGCGGCAATGTCGCAGATGGATCAACTCCAGTACGTGTTCAAGTACTTTGACATGCGTCAGAAACAATACGGGATCTTTAAGCGCCTGGATGATTTCTATCTCAGTGTGTTTTACCCGAAAGCCATTGGTCATGCGCCTAACGAAAAGATCTTCGAAAAGGGCACCAAGGGCTATACCCAGAACAACGGTCTGGACATTAACCGTGATGGCGTTATCACCATCGCTGAAATCTCTGCTCGCATTTATGCCTCTTATTATGAAGGCATGCAGCTCATCAACAGGAACGTCAAACCATGAGCAACTCGTCTTTTGTAAAGAACGTTGTCGCAATTGCTATCGTCACTCAACTGACCAAGAAAGCAATTCACAAACTGGGCTGGGAGCACATCGCTCCACTGGATCCTGCTATTCAGGATGAAAAGATCAGCAAAGCCATTAACTCTCGTATTCAAAACCTGCCGAAGTAAGGGACACGCATGTTAAACTCTAAGAACCTGGCGATCGCCGAAGCGTTGGCAGTAAGCGTTCCTGATGCGGACGTACTGGCTAACGTAAGCCCGGTTGTTGTTGCTATGGCAAACAACCTGGAAGGCGTAATGCCGATGGAGCCAGAGAACTACATGGCTCGCATTCCTGAACTCAGTGCAACCTCACCTGAGTACAACGTCATTGCAGATGAAGTCACCAGCGCACTGGCAGAAAACCTGCGCGTGACTTTTGAGCAGATTCGTGCTTATGGCCGCGGCATTTCCAATGCGCTGACCCACGGCTTGAACTCAGTTGAAAACATGATCTCTAATCCAGATCGCATGGCCAAGAACTTCCTGATGGGCTCACTGGACCTGGAGTTCATTCGCACTGATCATCCTTTCTACAGCTCACTGTTCTATCCGCGTGAAGCGCCTAAGCTGGCACTTAGCTTGGAAAAGGTCAGCGTTGAAGAACTGAACAAAGTCAGCTTTACCCGCTGGGAACCCAACCAGATTCAGGGTTGGTTAAACATTGATAACCCAGAAATCAACGAGCTGATGATGAGTGCTAACGTGGATCTTACAGATGCACTGTGCTCACTGGGTGGTGGTGGCTGGCGCCTGCCGTTTAAGTACGACGAAGAACATAACACCGTGGACTTCACTCAACCGCACATGAACCAGGCGGAAACTCTGTTCATTCAGTACATCCTGCTCAGCAAGATGAAAGCTGAAGATGCACCGTTTGAAGGTCTGAGTGCTGGTGGTCTGGAAGAATACCGTGCACACATCGCGTTCTTGCACACGGCGTATCAGCAATCACTGATCTCTCTGAAGAACATGGTATCGGGTCTGGTTAACTACCCTATCCGTATCGTGGAACACGGCGAGACTGTATTGCGTGAAGCCCTGCCGGTTGAAGGCAGCAAGATGTTCAAGCGTGTTCGTGCAAAAGCCACTGTGTTCTTCAATGCAGCAGGCCTGGACATGTGTCTGGAAAAGAGCATGAGCTTTACGGATGTTGCGGTAGCGTTCTTCTATCGTAAGTACCTGACGCTGGAGCCATCTGTTGCGTCCACTTATTCTTCTGACGTGGATGCAGCACAGCAGTACCTGAGCAGCCTGTGTGAACATGTTATCAACATTGCGCGTGAAGCGTCATCTGATATCTACAACCGCGTGATCAGTCAAGTCATCTTTAAGTTCCTGAGTGACTCACCTGAACTCTCTGCA